ACAAATACTTTGAGTTAGGTGATTTTTTACCAGCTATTCAAAAGATATTTTCAGAATTAGAATTATGTGGTATCGTATCTTTTGGTAAAGAAATTGCAACACTAACTATTACAGATATGACAGATGGATCTAGCGTGTATATTACAAGCCCTATGTCTACTGCAGCTTTAAAAGGTTGCCATGAAGTTCAGAATTTAGGTGCAGTTCAAACATACATTCGTAGATACTTATGGGTTTCAGCACTTGAGATTGTAGAATCTGACGTAGTAGATGCTAGTGCTGGTGCTGTTATTAAAATGAAAGATACTAAAGCAGAGGACTTTATCTAATGGAACAACGTTCAGAAGAATGGTTTCAGGCACGGCTAGGCAAGGTTACGGCTAGTCGTGTAGCTGATGTGCTAGCAAAGATTAAGAGTGGTGAATCTGCGTCTAGACGTAACTACAAGATTCAGCTAGTAAGCGAAAGGCTTACAGGTGAAAGGCAAGAAACATATATTAATCAAGCAATGCAAGACGGTATAGATAGAGAACAATTTGCTAGAGATAGATATGTGCAACAATTCGGGGAAGTGGAAGAAGTGGGATTTGTTAAGCATCCCACTTTGGAAGCTGGTGCTAGTCCAGATGGTATGGTAGGTGATGATGGTATTCTTGAGATTAAATGTCCTATGGGGAGTACCCATACAGAAACATTGATGACACAAGATATTCCAAGTAAGTACGTTCCTCAAGTCCAGTTTCAACTTTTGGTTACAGGTCGTAAGTGGTGCGATTTTGTAAGCTATAACCCAATGTTTCCAGAGCATTTACAGGTATTTGTAAAGCGTATAGAAGCAGATCCAGTGTATCAAAAAGAGCTTGAGTCAGAAGTAAAACAATTCTTGGAAGAAGTAGATACAATCATAAATAAACTTAAGGAGATTAAGTAATGTTTAATGATATAGAAAGGCAAATGTTAATTAAAGCGTCTAGTGGATTACATGCAGAAACATTTCATTCATTAGATATTGAAGAGCAAGAGAAGCAAATGGAAAAGTTGGATAAAGTTATTGGTCAGTTAATTAAACGTAATCCTGATAACTTTACAGGTAGCACAGTAGCAAATTTTTATAAAACACAAGGAAAATAAAATGGCAGAATATGACAACACAAACACGTTTACTTTATTTAAGAATGACAAAGGTGACAATCCTAAACGACCAGATTACACAGGTATTGCTAACGTAGATGGTATTGAATTTAGAATTAGTGGCTGGATTAGAGAAAGTGCTAAAGGTAAGTTTATTAGTGGATCTGTACAACTAAAAGATGGTGATGTTAAACCTAAACAAGCAGTAGTAGATGAGGATGTTCCTTTTTAGGAGCATCCCCATAATGCGTACAATTACTTGTTCATAACGTACATTGTAACTTCGAAGCCGAAACGCATTTCAGTAGCTGATGGTTTTGTCCACATGATGATGTCCTTAAAAATCCAAGCAATTTGCTTGTATATATAATTTTCGTGTTTTTTACAGGCAAAGTCAAACTTAAAATAATTAAAATATACTCATGATAATCAGGAGAGGTTATGGAAGAGATTATAGATTTTGATGATAATAGTGTGTTGGCACATACCCCAGAAGGTAAATTGCTAACATGTATACTAACGCAAGCAGTAGAAGATGCTTTATATAGACACGCACCTAATAAATCAGGTACTAAAAATATGAAGTATCATCATAAGATTAATTTTGAAAACAAAATAGACGCTATTAAATGGTTGTTTACTAATAGCGAATTATTAGATTTATGTTGTTTTGTAGTAAACGTGCATAAAGATTCTATTAGAAAAAAGATAATAGATATTATAGGTGCAGATGTTATTCATCCACTTGTGTATAATGTTTACAAACCATAATGGACATGCAACTGACAGAGCATGACGTTCATTGTATAGCTACAGCAGTCTATACAGAAGTCAATACACAATCACTACAAGAAAAACTAGGGGTTATTCATGTGATTGCTAATAGAATAAGGTCTAAAAGATTTGGCAAAGATGCTTGTGAGGTTGTATATAGTCGTGGGCAGTTCATAGGAGTAGAAAACTATGTAAATGGTAAGCAAGCTAAACCCGATCAAAAAATCTTTTTAGAAACTCAATTACTTGTACTTGACACATTAGTATTTAAGAAGTATGCTAACCCAGTTGCAAATAGTCTTTATTTTCATGATGATAGTATAGATATGAGATTTATTTGGAATAAAAAGAAAGTAGTCCACATAGGAAGGATGGTATTTTATTAATGAAACCTATAGCATGGCTTGTAGAAGAGTTTGACAGCACAGGGAAACTTGTATGGTCTGGTCTTATGACTTCAGAACCTACGGAACTTTCATGGTTAAAAGACCTTAAATTAAAGCTTCACAATGTTACGATAACACCATTAATACCAGATACCAAAAATATTGTAAAAGTAACTAATGTTAAAAAATATGATAGCAAAAAACTAACGGAGGCTTACGGTGGCAACTAAACCAAATTTATTTATAGCAACACCAATGTATGGAGGTTTATGTTATGGCACTTATTTAGAGTCTATGCTTAAACTGCAAGCATGGCTTAATGCTAAAGACATAGAAGCATACTTTTCATTTTTGTATAATGAAAGCCTTATTACTCGTGGTCGTAATACATTAGTTAATGACTTCTTAAAGGGTGACGCTACACACTTAATGTTTATTGATGCTGACATACAGTTTGAGGCACAACACTTATTAAAGATGATTGACTCTGATGTAGAGATTATATGTGGCTTGTATCCTAAAAAAGAAATTAATTGGGGTGCAGTATCTTTTGCTATTGAAAAGAAAGTGCCACAGGATCAACTTAAATACTTTACTGGCGAGTATGTAGTAAATATGGTTGGCGATGTTGAGAAACAACTTGTGCCATTAGATAAGCCATTTGAGATTAAACATGGTGGCACTGGATTTATGTTGATTAAACGTGAAGTATTTGAAAAGCTCAAAGACAAGTGTCCATCTTATACACATAACATGAATGATGTAAATGATAACTCTGATTTAGGTGACAAGGTTACAGAATACTTTACCACTAGCATTGATGACCGAAATCATTTATTAAGTGAGGATTATCATTTCTGTAAACTAGCTAGGGATAATGGTATTAAGGTTTGGGGTGCAGCATGGGCACAACTAGGTCACACAGGCACTTATCAATTTAGTGGCAGGCTTGTATGATTATACCTAATGACATGATTAGCCATGTAGGTAAGATATTTCAAGGTGAATATGCTATAGAAGGTATAGGTAAAAGCCCTTACATTATAGACATTGGTGCTAACGTAGGTGGATTTGCAGTATGGGCACATGAATACTTTGATAAACCAAAGATAGATTGCTATGAGCCTATAAAAGAAAACTATAATCTATTAAGACAAAATATAGCAGGAACTGACATAGCCATTAGAAACTTTGCTATTGGTAAAGAAGATGGTGAGCGTATGATGTACTACGGATTAAATAACTGTGGTGAAGCTAGTATGTTTCAAGGTGAAGAACAAAGACAAGAAGGTGAGATAGTTAAAGTCATGTCTGCTAAACACTTGCCAGAGTGTGCCATCATGAAAATAGATACTGAAGGTGCAGAAATAGAGATACTAGAGAACTTGACTGTACAACCAGTAGTATTTCTTATAGAATTCCATAGTGCTTGGAATAGAAGACGTATAGATGAACTATTGTATGACTATACCTTGATAGATTGCACAATGCGTGGTTATAATTACGGAATCTTAAAGTACTTAAGAGGTAAATTTTAAAAGGAGAATCATATGGATAATATAAATCATCCAAAGCATTACTTGGTAGGTGGTATAGAAGCAATAGATGTTATTGAAAGTCGCTTGACAAAAGAAGAGTTCATTGGATATTTAAAAGGCTGTAAGATGAAATACGACTTACGCTACCCTTTTAAAGGCAAGTTTGAGGAAGATTTAGACAAGTCTGAATGGTATAAAAATAAACTATTAGAGATAGTTAAAGATGAAGATGTTGTTAATCCACCA